GAAAGAGGACAAATGGCTAGAATAAGACTTAACCAAGAATACCGAAACAAAATTGCAAATAGAATAAAAGTACATTTGCAACAAGAGGACACCCAAGAAAAAAGAAAGTATGATACTTTAAAAGGCGACCAAATTGATATCAATGACCAAGCTTGGAGTGTTGCAGAAAAAATAGTAAGACGACATTATACTAATGATGATGTTGAAAAAGCTTACTACTTACAAAATAAGTTTGAAAATGTTTCAACGATTGCAAAAGATAGTTGCTTTCATTTTCATTATTTAGGCGACAAAGAAAAAACAAACTACAATGGCGAAACTACTATTGAAGAAAATGTACCAATAGAAAAACATTTTGATTTTAGA